GTATAAGTTGAAATAACTAATTCAGCATCAGGGATAACTAACAAAATTTGAGGCCACAATTCTAAAACTCTTGTTAGTCCGCGTTCAGTTCTAGATGTATAAATAAACTTATTTGGTTGCTTTTTTCTAGAAGAAGTAGAAGAAGAAGTTAAAGGAAATGCCAATGTATCAATACCATTGTTAACAATAATAATCTTATCTTTTAATGATGGATACCTTTTCTCATATTCATTTGCGTGCCATTTTGTTTGACAAACGCAACCATCAATATAATTTGACCATTTTTCTAATATAGCATTGTCACTTAAATTGGACCCATATGGTAATAACATCGTGTCATGTGCCCAAATGTAAAACTTGTAAAAAGAACATGTGTTGAACATTTCCAGGAACCCAATATAGCGAGAGCATACAACTGTGTTAAATGGTATCTCATTCATTAATTTTGGAAATTGAGACAAATTTAAATAGGTAATATTTAGTTCGGCCAATTCTTCATTTTTAACATCACCAACAATGTAAATCTTATTTGTTTTTAAAGAATTACCCTTTGTTTGAAACTTTAAAGCCAGTTCTTTGGTAAGATATGCCACTGCCTTTTCTGAACCACCAATTGCGTTTTCTTTCAAATAACTATAGTTCCAATGAACGTCTGAGAAACCAACAAAAAACAATATGTTATTACACGATTCACATTCTTCTTTTGAAAAATGGCATTTTTGCCTTTCTATAACTTTTGTAAAAGGTGAAAAGATATCATGTACATTAATTCCATATTTACCATAATCTTTAAAAAAATCAAATGTCTCTAGTGGTAATCCATTAGTCTTTAAAAAACTAATGTAGTCATTGGTTAGTTTAATAAAACGGTCATAGTCTGATTTTTTTACATGCTGTATAAAAAACTGTAAATTGTATATCAAATGCTTGATATACCATACATCAATATGCGCTTGCTTCTTTGTAAAAATAATTTCAAACATTTTTAAAACACATTCAAAATCTTGTGGTTTTGCTTTGTCTGCCACCAAAATCATATAATATGGCACAAAAAAGTTGCCCTTGTCTACTTGAACAAATAACTTCTGGTCCATATTTGTTTGTAAAAATTTTTGCTCAAAGAATTCCTTTACCACTAAATAATAATTATAAGCAATGTTATTTTGATTAGAACAGCAGTAATGAAGTAACAAAGGATAAAAGCATTCTACTCTTTCAATGTCGTATGAAAATGCTTCAATTAAATAATAGAAACCGTGCTCCTTTTGTCCTAGGGCTGTGTAGCAATCGTAAATATAAAGACATGATACATATTTTTCTTGTGACCAGTTATCCTGTTTCAGCGTAATTTTATACCATTTAATTGCATCTTCATGACTGCCATAGTCTTTATAACTATTTGCGCAATAAAACGCGTAACGATGATATAATTGGTCTCCACTTGCTACAGCCTCAGCATGCGCTTTTTCCAAAATAAGTGCGTCATTTAAATACTTTTTAGGGTCCTTGTTTCTGTTGCCGCTGCGTCCAGAAATGACATAATAATCGCCTTCTATGACTGTAGAGCGCGAATTTGGTTCTAATGCGCTAATAAATTCATGTAGGACTGACAAATATTTGAACTTCTTCTGGTTATTAATTAGGAGGACACGGGTATAACTGGTACCCAATGGGCTTCCAAATTTGAGATGATATTCGTCATATTTTAAATCTGATTTTCTAAACGGTACACAAAGGTTACCGTGGATTTCATCGTCGGCGTCAAATACAAGGAGCAAATCAGTCTTTCCAAATGCTCGGTTAAGAGCAAGAGTTCTGTTATGCGCAAAATTAGACCATATATCAGAGAAGAGTTCACCCGGTATGCCTTTTTCTTTGAAAAACTGGGTAATAATATCTTGCGTTCCATCAGTGGAGCCAGTGTCGCAAATAACCCAATAATCAAAACGAATTTTATTACATAACATTTCCAATGTACCTCTGATTATATGAGACTCGTCTTTAACAATCATATTTAGACAGATTGTAACTTCATCTTTGTCTAAAGCTTCAACCTTTTCTGTAATTGTTATTTCCATTAAATATAAACCAAGTTTATGTTTAATTTGTTTTTTGTATTTTTATATATATTTATTTTTTACAAACTAAAGTGAGTAATTCAAGATACATGGGGAAATCGTCAAAATAATTGTAGTCGTTTATTACATCTATTTCGGAATCCGGTATCTCAAATACCTTTGTTAGTTTTAGATATAGAACACCCCTGTAACTCGAATTATAGAAATACTTATACTCTTCCAAATTATTTGAATAATTCTTCAAAATATGATATACAACTTTCCAGATATCGCCTGTCCATTCTTCACCATATTTTAATATGCCATTTTCATAGTAATATTTCCTGGGGATTTTTAACTGTTCATTGTAGGTAAGTGGCAAAATATCATCTATAAATATGGAGCCATTCTCTTGTATTACTTTGACGCTGTTATTGAAGTCTCTTAGAAAATACTCTGTCTGATGCATTCCGTCAATAAATATTACATTGTATTTTTCTTTACTGTTGGACTTAAAAAAATCATCCGATGTACTTTTTGAAAACTTGAATTCCTTACCTATAATATCAAATTTAGGGTCGGGGTCGACTCCTGTTTTATTCTCTGTTTTAAAATGTGTTTGTAAAAATGTTTGTCCATGTTCCACTCCAATTTCCAGATACTTATCATCTGATTTGGTAAGAGAATTAATTGCCTGACTTCTATTAGTAAAATGTGTATTATATTTAGGTCTATTAATATAACCATTTTGAATAATTTCATAATTATCTGTTGATAAATATGTTGTTTTGAAGTAACTAACTAACAAATCTGAAGAAACATCAATTAATGAATAGCACTTAAATCTGTCTAATTTATAGCTATCCAATTGCTTCCATAAATACTCAACTGGGCACTTGTTGTCTAACAAAATGAAATCTATATTTGGGGTTTCGTATAAAGACATTAGTTTATCCAGGTTTAAAATTAAACTGTCTAGTCCAATAATACAAATTTGCCTTTTAAAATCTACGTTAACTAACAAATTACAATATTTATGAATATATGTACCATTGTCTCTTAACCAAATTTGTACATTATTTATTGTCTCCTTTTCCAATGGGTCCTCATATGCTCCTAGTTCAGCCATTTTCTCAGTAATTTTATATTCATTATAATAAATTGGACTAATATATTGCGGACCGATTCTGTTAATTTCACCGTTTCGAATTAGAGAAAAATTATTATTCGAATTATTCATGTATTGGACATAACCCAGCTTTGGTATTTTTGCCATTTTACAATTTATTGCCGTTCTAAGTAGAATTTCATAGTCATCGCAAATTGGCAAATGCTCACAATAATTGCCGATTTTTAGAAGCGCATCTCGTCGCCAAATGCGTGGATGGTTTGGACAGCAAACTAAATGCGATAATGTAATGTTATTGATATTGGGTGTATTGTATACATAGACCCATTTCTCATTATATTTCTGACAATAATAAGACCCATATCCTTTACAAATATGGTCACCATATTTAAAGTTATCGCCGTTTTCGTAGATGTTAATAAAGTCCATATATATAAATCCTACTTCTTCATTTGTTAAAAATACTGAAGTCGCATCTTCTAATACAGAAGGTAGTATTTCATCGTCGTGGTCCATTTCTAAAACATAATTACCGCGACATAGGGATACAGCTTCATTCTTTACGTTACCAATACTGCCGCTGTTTTCACTGCGCCTGTATATTCGTATGCGACAATCATGTGACAACTTTTGCCTTAAAAATAAAAAATGCTCATCATCTGGCGAATCATCTATAATTACCCATTCCCAGTTTTCAAGCGTCTGTTTTTTAATACTATTGTAAGCGCGAATGATTTTGTCATAAGAATTAAATGATGATGTGAATAAGGAAAAAACAGGTCTTAAATAAGTCCGGTCTAGAGAACAATTCAAAATAAAACGGTTATTCACTAATTCATTGAATATTTTTACATCTAAAAAGTCTGATTTTGTTAGTTTAATATATTTTTTATTTGAATTTAATTCTGCTATTTCATTATGCAATGTGATTAATAAATGATAATTAGCACTGTAAATTTTATTTATTTTTGTAATTTTGTTAGTTATTTGGACAGTACAGTTTAAAAGTGAGTTATTATCAAGAAAAAACTTGTCTATATGTGCGTCTTTATCTTCTCTGTAAAATATAATAAAAGGGTACTTCATTGTATTATATTTTAATTATTAGTAAATTTTTAAATTGTTTTTTGATTTATTTTCTTGTAAATACCTACTATTATTTATAAGATTATAATGAATATAAATAGTTATTCACATTTTGTAATATTTCATCAGATATATGTTTTGATAATTCTATAATATCTTTTTTATAAATAAATTGTGATATATCATTAAATTTAATATTATAAATAAAATTATTATTGTTTGTTCCTTTATATTGACCAATATTCAATGCTATTTGAATTATTTTTTTTATTGTTGGTTTTTCATTTATTGGTATTCTTACTTGTTGTATAATAAAATGATTATTTTCATTTATTAATTTAGTTTCATAACCATTTATGGTGTATTCTGGTAAAAGCATAATTTTTCTAGTTTTTGTTTTTGATATTTTTTTCCATTTTGTTGCATTATATCTATCAAGAGATTCTAAGATTTTTTTTATGGGTTGCCAAAATCCTTGACCGTCAAAATTAGTTGGTGTTTTGCGTCTTAATTTATAAGATTTTTCCAATACATTATCAAATAATATTTCTAAATTATATTTATTTTTATTTTTTTTAGTTTTATTAGACATATATATATAATTTTATTTTTTATGTAAAATAAAAAGGGATTTAAAATTCAGGACTATGTTTCTTGAATAGACATCCCTGCGATACCAGCCAATTAATTTCTGTTGTCACAATTCCTGGGTTCTGGTGGTCGCAATTTGTCATCCATATTTTAATAATACAGAAATTCTTTTTGGGGGAAATGGTGATACCGGTTATAGCATTAACAAACTGAGCATTATTACTCACACTTTCACCAACTAATACATAGGTCAACTCTCTCCAAACATCACATACATTCTTGTTAGATACTTTATATGAAAAGCATCCACCATTTCTATTCTTAGGGTCTTCCCACATAGGAACAATACCCTCTTGCATAATGAATAACATACAGTTTTTAATTAGCGGGTCGGGAAGTGTTTCAGTAATGGCAATCGTTTCCTCAACATTTTTAAATGTATATATCTGTTTGTAGCTCTTTGTAGACCAATCTGTGTCGTGGGGTAAATGTGCCCACAAATTCCATCTTTTCTTTAAAAGATTGAAATTACTATTGATATTTGTATTGTTGCTGGTTTCAAGGTCCATTGTTATTTCTTTTTCCGGAGTCACCATTATACTTATATTAAATCAATTTTTTTAAATGATTTTTATTTATTATTAATAATAAATTAATTCAGTATTAAATTTATCAATGGTTTTACTTTCGGCTAAAGGTATCTCTTCAGTTTCTAATTTATTATCGGTTTCTAATTTATTATCGGTTTCTAATTTATTATCGGTT